ATTAACATCGCACTTGCCTTTGACTCCAGGCACTGTGCCACTCCCGGTCCATTGCCAGACATCCCAGCTTTTCCATGGAGCTTTGTTCTTTCTTGGCTCTTTGGTTGAGCCTGACCTGTACTCTGCCCACCACAGCGGGAACTTTGCTAGCTCGTCAAGCAAGGACTTGTCTGCTTTGATGATTCGACTTTGCGTTGCCCATCTGGCGGTGTAGATAATCGGCGTGCAGCCAAGCTCTTTGCCTACTACTTCACACCATTTTAGTGACCACTCCACATTGTAATTATGGTTGGCTGCTCCCTTGATTAGTCCAGACTCCAGGTCTAATGCGGGAACAAGATCATCAGGCTGAGGGGTTCCATAGCAGCTTAAGAAATTGTTCGCTTCTTTTACAGCATCCTTCAGCCCGATGCTCCTGTACGTTTTCGGCAATGCGTAATGGTATCCACCAACGGGAATGCCAAAGGCACGGGCACCGTCCATCCGGGCTTGTCGTCCTTTGTTCTTGTGGGTTGTACCTTCAGAGCACTTCACCCACGCAAACCGATGCCCGGCCTCGGCAACTCTCTTCCAATCAACTGTGCCCTGGTAAGAAGACACATCAATGCCTGAGATTGTAATGTCTGGTGCAGCAGTAGGGCGAAGCCTATCGTATGCTGCCCTTGCAACAGATAAGTCTCCATGGTCTAGCCACATAAAGCGTGCTGCTGCTGCTATTGTCTTGGGTCCAAGCAAGCCATCAATCATACCTGGCTCATGGCCAAGAGCTAACAGTGCTGTTTGAAGCCTTATAAGTTCTTCGCTGTTCACTTCTTTTTAGTCACTTTCTTTTTAGGTGCAGCTTTCTTTTTAGGTGCAGCTTTCTTCTTGGTTGCTTTCTTTTTCACGGGAGCTTCAGCCTTTGCCTTAACTCTCCGCACTCTATAGGCTATTGAAAACATCTACTCCTCCACTAATATATTTGAAAACTCATGTGCCTGTGCCTGAACTAATGTCATTGTTCCAGCCCGAACTGCATCTTCTGCTGCACCTAGTGATGCTGTATCAGAAGGGTTGTCAGCAAGGTACAGCCAGATATCAATGGCTAGCTGCTCTATGTCTTTTACCTGCGCCATTAA